TTACGATGATGTTGTCACCAAAGAGTTCGTTTCCACACCCGAAATGATTCAAAAGACGAATGCGGCCTGGGAACTCTCCAGGAACCTCTCTACTGTTGGGGGCAAGACCCGCTACATAGGAACCCGTTACCACTACAATGACACTTACGCTCTGATAATGGAAAGAAAGGCTGCAATCCCAAGGATTTATCCTGCTACGGACACCGGAAAACCGGATGGAGTTCCCCTTCTCTGGACACGAGAAGTGCTCCAGGAAAAAATTCGTGAGATGGGAGTTGCTACTGCCGCTGCTCAGCTATTTCAGGACCCCCGGACAGATTCCCTCTCCGGCTTTGATATTGATGATCTCCGTTACTGGTCTCCGGAGCACTATGCCCACCTGAATATCTATCTCCTGGTGGACCCCGCAAGCACAAAAACCAAGCGGAGTGATTACACTGTCTTTGTCATTATGGGCCTCGGGGAGGATGAGAATTACTATGTCATTGACATCATCAGGGATCGCCTGAGCCTCACTGAGAGGGCCAATGTCCTCTTCAGGCTTCACAGACAATTCCGTCCCCTTGCTGTAGGTTATGAGCAGTATGGCCTCCAAGCGGATATCCAGCACTACGAGGATCGCATGGCTCGGGAAAATTACAGGTTCCAGATAATTCCTCTTGGGGGCAAGGTCAAGAAAGAGGAACGCATTGCAGGCCTCCAGCCCCTGGTGGAAGCTCACAGGTTCTATCTCCCAGATCATTGCATTCACCAGGACTATCAGGGCACCCAGGTGGACGTTACAAGGTCTGCGGTGGAGGAATTCAGGCTCTTCCCCTTCTCCCCCCACGATGATATCCTGGATGCTATATCCCGAATCCTGGACCCGAATTTCGTTACGGCCCGCCCAAGGCATACAATCCGGTCCGGGAAACTTCCGGAAACTACGGATTCTGATTTTGACCCTTTTGGAACCTATTGAAAGGAGGAGTTTTTCTATGAAAGTTTTTCTCGGAGGTACTTGTAATGAAAGTACATGGCGTAACAAGATGATGGAATATCTGACCCAAGAGGGTGTAGAATATTTCAACCCAGTTGTTCCTGATTGGACAGAAGCTTGTATGGCCCAAGAGGTTCAAGAACGAGAAACCTGCGATTTTGTTCTCTATACTATCACACCAAAAATGACTGGAGTTTATGCGATAGCTGAGGTTGTTGATGACAGTAACAAAAGGCCCGCTCGTACCATTTTGGTGTTATTGCGAGAGGATGAAGATTTGCATTTTCCAAAAGGACAGTGGAAATCACTTGGTGCTGTAGCAAAAATGGTTACCCGTAATGGTGGTAGGGTTTTTTATAACTTAGAATCCGCTGCCAAATATATTGGAACCTATTGACAAATCCAGCCAAAGTGCTATAGTCAAGACGTTAGGTTGGGATAAGACCCGATCCTGCTCTCTCCGGGGAGAGCGATAAACAGGCGATTATGATGGTAAAATTCCTTTTTAGATGCCTACGTTTTAGTGCCTCACAACAGGGCGTGCACACCCTGTGAGGCCAGGTTAAAAATCTGGTATATGTCCACCCCCTTGGGAAACTGAGGGGTCCCCTCTCCGAAGGGGCTCTGACCACGGTCCTTGGCTTACCGTTACCCAAAAGCGTGTGCCTGATAAACAACCTAACACCCAATTAATTTGGGGCTCTTTCACAAAACTTTACTGATATTGCTTAGTGTGACCCAGGTGTGTGTCTGCTCCACATGCACTTTCAGTCTGGGGTATTAACCATCAAAAGGGTCATACTATCAGTAGAGCAACTGCGCCCAAAGACTTGACAAAACATTTCCGAGTTGTTATCCTATCATCAATACCTATACTCAAAGGAGTCCAGTCATGGGATTTGGCGGTGGAAAACCAAAGAAAGTAGAACCATTTATCCCTCCCCCAGTTATCGAAGACCCAGCCATTGAAGAAGCAAAGCGGCGTGAAAGAGAACGCCTCAGAAAAAAACGTGGTAGGGGTGCGTCCATCCTAACAGGCCCTCAAGGTGTTCTTGGTCCCGCAAATGTGGGCCTGAAAACTTTACTGGGGGAATGAGGAATGTCTAAGTGGATGGGGAAAGCGGTTAAACGGCTGGGAGCTTTTACCCACAAAGCTAAGAAGGCTGGGATGAGCGTGCCCGCTTATGCTCGAAAAGTTACCAAGAAAGGCTCAAGAGCCTCTACTCGAACCAAACGGCAAGCTAATTTTGCCAAGATTTCCCGAAGATTGAGGAAAAAGAAATGAAGAAACTAAGTATACTACTCGTGCTTTTTTTCTGGTGTGCCACAGCTTTTGCAAGTTCTGTCACCAAAGTCGTTGTTGGGAGTGGCAACTGGACCGAACCACTGTCTTCCGAAAAGGGAGCGAGGGTCAATGTCTCCATCATAGATGTTACTGGTCCAATGACGATTACTCTTCAGAGGAAGTTCTCTGGAGAGACTGGTTGGCGTGATGTGGATACGTGGGATGTTACTGGAAGTTCTCCGGATTACGAGTATATCACGAAACCCGAAGCTGAAAATGGTGTTTTCTACCGAATAGGTTGTGACACCGGAGACTACACTTCCGGAAACTGTACTGTCAGGCTTGGTGGAGGCCGGAAATGAGAAAATTATTTTTATTTTTAGCGATATGGGTATTCTTTTGTAGCCAAGTCTTTGCTGCCGGCAATATAATTGATCGAGGGGCCACGAGTGCCGAGACTGTAGCCCAGAAAAGAAAGGATGTGTGGCTTAGTCCGTCCAGTATTCTGCATTTTCCAGCCGATAAAGTTCAAGGCTTGTATTGGAATGAGGTCACAGATACTTATGTGACTGTTGGGGATCTTCTGGTCCCTCTTTATTCCAACATCAAACGCTGTATCCTGGCAGACAACGGCACAGTAGTCTATTACCTTGATGGTTACAACAGGGAGGGTGTCTCTCCATCAGTCACGGGCACTTGTGACGCAAATGCTGCAAAGAAGCTGACTGATACCGGTGTCTTTACAGGGCCTGCATCAGACTATGTGGGTCATTATGCTCACGATACGGCTGATGATGTCTATTCATTGATTACGGCTAAAGATGATAACGATACCCTTAGTCTTCAGGACGATATCTTTGTCTCTGGGGATACCTTTGAGATTTGCACAGGTGTCTTTGATGGGAGTGATGGCCAGGTTATGGTCAGGTATCCCGCTTTTTATTATCAGCATTGGTATGGGAATAATTGGCACGGATGGCTGATCTCAAAGGAAAAGCATGCAGGGTTTGGACTCCATCATGCTTTCCAGAAGAACGGAGCAAATGTAACTGCCAGGTACATGGGTGCCTATGAAGGTGTTTTATATGACACCTCAAAAGGCAAGTACGTCAATGGTCTATATCTGCCTTTCAATGCCAGTTATAAGATGTCTTTTAACGGCACAACTGAGACTATCAGCAGCGACACCCTGACTCATCCATTTACAAACTTAGAAGCAGGTGTGGATACAATAGTCATATCAGGCACGACCAGCAACAATTTGACCTGTGGTATCACAGCCGTAACTGACACAACAATAACCGTTAATTGCGACTTAACCAATGAGGCCAGTGTAGCTTGCACAATCCAAACTCAAAGAGATTGGTCTAATGATGTTTTAGGGAGTGTAGCGGGCAAGGCTCCTATAAATTATGGAACAAGAGCACAGTTCAGAACTATAGCGGCTAATAGAGGAACAGGCTGGAGACAACAGGATTATGATCTTGTAAGTGCAGTTCAACTTCTTTATCTTGTTGAGTACGGCTCTTGGTATAGCCAGGCTGAAATAGGTGCTGGGCTAACAGATTGGAGTGGCAGTGCGTGGCATGCTTGGAATAACGTAAATCCAATCGAGAGAACTGGGTTGAGTAATGGTAGTGCTACTGGAAGTGTGAGTAATGGCGATGGCGTTAAGGGCTCATATATGTCTTATAGATGGATCGAGAACATCTATGGGCATCTTTGGAAGTTTGTTGATGGTATTAATATCAATAATCATGTTCCCTATGTCTGCAATGATGATACACATTTTGCAGATGATACCACGACCAATTATACTTCTTTGGGGGTGACATTGACAGATGTTGATGGATGGCAAAAAACTCTTGCACAAATTGCGAGAGGATTTTTGCCTGCAGGAGTAGGAGGAAGTTCAAGTACATATATAACTGACTATTATGATTCAGATACAGGTTGGCAAGTAGTTCGGCTTGGAAATTGTGCAAACAATGGAAGCAGTGGAGGAATTGCTTGTTTATTTTCGGGCTCCTCAAGTACTAAAATCTCACATTTTGCGAGCCGCTTAGCTTATTAATTTAGGGGTTATCACATGAAGCTTATATCAACATTCTTAACAATAATCTTTCTTTCCATCTCTTCCTCGGCCTTTGCTATGCAGGCAAGCTCAGATACGAAGCCTGCTAAGTTTGTAAAAAGCCG